CGCTATTTAGAAAGGAGTTTCTTATGAAGAAAGAGAAACCAAGTGTCGGTAGGTACTTTAAACTACCAAACCCAGGCTTGTGGGCTTATTTCAAGCATAATGTTCAGGGACAACCTGACGATTATCGACCACCATTTTGGAATAAAATGGATCGATCTAAAGTATTGCAGCTTTGGCAAGACATCCTAGATGCATCGTCGATGAAGGAACAATACCCTTCCTTGTACGAGTATGAAATGGATATGAAGTCCAAAGTTGGTCCTATGTCTATTCAATTACCGTTAAAGGATAGAATAGAGTCTATAGAACAATACTATACCGGAGTGCAAGATGCCGGTGAACCTATCACTGAAGAAGCTATTCGTGCTACCAAGGGATTCTTTGGAAGAGCTGGTGGCATACGATTACGATCACAGACTAAGGTAATCGATAATATGCGTCTTAATACCAACAGTGGATCTTGGCTATTTACCAAGAGAAAGAACGTTGTATCAGAGACATCTGATGCGTGGATTTACATCGACTCGAATGGCGTGCCGCACGCAGAATTGGGGCAAGTTGATGAAAATGACGAAGATCAATATCGTTTATGTGCCGTTTTAGGCTGGAGAGGCCAGGAAGGCGGTATAGAAACTGATGATGTGAAACAACGTGTAGTTTGGATGATGCCTTTTCTCCTAAACATCAACGAATTACAGTTCTACCAACCAGCCATTGAAGCCATTCAGAAGAACGACTTGATACCAGCATATATCTCCATGGATCGAGTTGATCAAGAAGTTACTGCATTATTTGATACAAAAGGTAAAGATGATTTAGTAATGTGCACTGACTTCACAAAGTTTGATCAACACTTTAATGTGCACTTGCAAGATGCTGCACGAGATATAATCAAACACTTAATGACAATCACTGATCAAACGGCTACAGATTGGTGGTTAAACAAAATCTATCCGATTAAGTTTAACATACCATTAATATGTTCAGAGGATCTCATCTACTTCGGACCGCATGGAATGGGTTCCGGATCAGGTGGAACAAATTTTGATGAGTGTATGGCGCATAAGGCGCTGCAATTTGAAGCTGCATTGGATAACCACCAAGAGCTAAATCCTCATTCTATGGCTTATGGTGATGATGGAATACTGAGTTATCCAGGTATCACTGCAGAACAAGTAATACAAACGTACACTAAACACGGCTTAGAAATGAATGCCACAAAACAGTACGTTAGTAAACATGACTGTGTAGTACTACGTAGGTGGCACGGTGACAACTATCGTGTCAATGGAACCATGGTCGGAGTCTACTCAACGTTCCGAGCTCTCGGAAGGTTGCTAGCTCAAGAGCGATTTTATGATCCTGAGAAATGGAACGCAGAACTGGTCACTCTTCGTGCTCTATCTATCATAGAGAACTGTAAATGGAGTCCTGTTTTCCATCAATTTATTGACTTTGTGATAACGGGGGATAAATACAAGTTGGGTCTTGCTATCCCAGGCTTCTTTGACAGGTTGGAGAGTACTGCCAAAGACGCTATCGATACGTTCACTGATTTCCTAGGTTATACCAAAACACTACAGGAAGATGCAAATCAAACAACTACGGGCATCTCAAACTGGGAAGTTGTTAAATACCTTAAAGGGAAAATGAGATAAAGTTCGAGATGGTGCTTGAACCACTGGAGATTAC